ACCTGTATTAAGCCGGGCTGTGCCCGCAACATTGTCCACCCATAGGTAACTACCGATGGCCACCGTTCTGTCGGGCACCTCCGGCGCCCTGTACTACTCCCCTGCTGGCACCACTGCCACCTTTGGCGAATCTGCCGTCAGCGTTGCTGGCGACGAAATCACTGTCGCCTCCTACCTGAACCTGAAGGTTGGCGATCCCGTTGTCTTCAGCGTCGTCAACACTGAGACCGGCGCAGCGGGTTCCGGCACCCTGCCCGCCGGCATCACCGCCGCCACCACGTACTACGTGATCGCCTACACCGCCAGCACTGGTGTACTGCAAGTGTCCGCCACCGCCGGCGGCTCCACCATCACCATCACGGACGACGGCACCGCCGTTTCCCCTAACGCTTTCCAGGTGGCTTACGCCGCACCTGCCGTTGTGGGATCCGTCCGCGAGTGGAGCTTTGAGATCACCCGCGCAGAAATCGACGTTACGACCATCGGCCAGACCATCGGTCAGTACGCACCGTTCCGCAGCTACATCACCGGCTTCGCCGACGGCTCTGGTTCCGCCACGGTGTACACCACCGATGACGACACCACTCTGTCCAACCGGATGATTGAGGACGTAATCCAGCGTTCCCAGGCTGGTGCGACCATGAAGCTGTACATCGACCGCGTTGTGAGCGGCGGCTCTGTGGATGACACCACCAGCCGTTCGATCACTGTTCCTGTGATTCTGACTTCGGCCAGCCTCACCGTGAACCCCGACGACGGTCAGAGCGTGGAAATCGCCTTCCGCCCCAGCTCCGCCCCCACCTTCGACCTGTCGAAGTCCTGATACTCTGCTACTGCAGTCAGTTCAGCAACCCCCAGTCCCTAACCGGGCTGGGGTTTTTCATTTCTACTCCGCTACACTATTGCCGTAACAGGCTGCAAGTTTTATGCCCGCCGCAACTGCATTGAGTGCCCTGGATCGTCTGCGCAAAGCAGCCAATCTGGAGCCCAGCAAAAAGGAAGTGGAGCTTAGCGATGGCTCTGTATTTGAAATGTGGGTGACACCGCTGACGATGGCCGAGCGCGAACGTGCCCAGAAGCAAGCCAAGTCCGACGACGCCACCGCCTTCGCACTGCAACTGCTGATCGGCAAGGCCTGCGACGAGAATGGCACCAAGCTGTTCAAGCCAGGCGAGATCGACATCCTCAAAAACGAGGTCAAGGACAAGGATCTCCAGTCCCTGATGCTGGCGATTCTGACCGATGATTCGGAGGAGCTGGACACCAAAAGCGCTTGAGGCCCAGCTCCGCAAGGACGGCTACCTCATGCTCCAGTTCTACGTGGCGAAAGAACTGGGGATGACGCTGAACGAGCTTCGCGCCCGGATGACCGACACGGAAATCCTCGGCTGGAACGCTTACCTCAGCATCCAAGCCGACGAGGAGCGCAAAGCCTACGAAAAAGCCAAACGCGGCCGCCGCTAACCCCGGCGGCATTTACCTCGTAAACTGGAGTACACCCCTGGTACGCCGACAACACCGTGGCTTACAGAGCAGAAATCCAAATAGGTGTTGCAGGCCTTAAGCAGCTTGGGGAGCTAGAAAAACGTCTTACAGGTATAAATACGCTAGTCACTAGACTCAATAAAACTGCAAGAAACCCAGTAATTGACACCACTAACTTAACTAAGGCCGCGACCAATGTAGATACATTAAACAAGCAACTAGAACGCACACTACAACTTCAACAACAGATAAACAGACAACCTCTAGGCGGTGGTGGAGGTAAACCACCTGGTGGTGGGCCGGGAAGAGGTGGCGGCGGATTGGGGTTTAACCCGCAACCAACGGGTGAAAATCTAGCCCTTGGTTTAGGCTTTCCGTTGCTGTTTGGTGGCGGCGTAGGTCAGGTAATCGGTGGACTAGCGGGCTCCTTTTTTGGTGAAGGCTTCGGTGGTCAGATCCTTGGTTCTGCCATCGGCCAACAGCTTGAAGACGCATTAAAACGAATTACCGATATAGGAAGAGCAACTCAAACGCTTAATCTTGACACACTGCGCGACAGCGTAATCGCCGTAAACGCGGATCTCGACATTACCGTCGAGCGCCTAATCAAAGCCGGTCAAGCCGACGCTGCCCGCGCCGAGATCGGAAGACAAGTTGCCTTGCAAACAGGCTTATTACCAGAAGCTACCGAAGGCACAGCACGAGCCGTCGGCGCCTTAAGTACAGCTTGGAATGAAGTGGTAGGGGCAGTATCCGGTCTCCTCAGTCTTTTAGGCCGCCCGTTTGTAAGTGCTTTAGCGGTAATTTTACAAGCGATAGCGAAAGCTGCTCAAGGGATGAATATACTTATTCAGCTTATGAATAAGTATATCCCGGGCATAGCTATTGCCAATAAACTGTGGACAGAAATAGAGAAGCGCTTGCCAAATATCCTTGAAGATCATGAACAGTTGAGGGCTGAAATTGAGCGGCAAACTGACGCCTACTCCAAACAGTTAGGTCGCAGTATGAAACTGGAGGAAATCGACAAACGCCGTAACAATGCTAATACTGTTGCTGCCAAAATTCAAAACAATGAACTGGATCGCCAAGCCCGAATAGAAAAACTACGCGGAGAGACCGAAGATAAACTTGCAGAAGCACGTATTAAGTACAAAGGGCAAGATATTTCGCTCCTGGAAAAACAGATTCTCGCAGAGGCTGCTATAGAAGAACGCGCTATTAACCGCGAAGCAGCTCGCCAGCGTGAGCGCCTAGAAATCCAACTAGCCTTAGAAGCGCTCACCAAAACAGCCGAACTGGAGCAATCACGTCTAGCTCTATCTCAAGCGCTTAACACGGAAGAATTAAGCCGCCTTACGCGCCAGAAGGAACTCGCTCTTTCCCTAAATGAAGAATTCGGGATTATCAATAACATAGCAACCGTAAAACAACAAGTAGCCGCTGACGAACTTAAAGCTGCATATGATACTGCCGCTTTAGCAGTACAAAAAGCCGAAGCGGAAGGAATAAATGTTGCTCATACGCGGGAAATCGCCGCCAATCAAGTAAAAGCGGCCGAAGCTAAGTACCGTGATGCACAAGCTACAGCAGATCTAGAAGCAAGGCAGCAAAAAGTTGCGAGTTATGCCGCTGAGGTCGCACGTCAGTCCGAGCGTGCTGCTGTTGCAGCTAGAGAACAGACTGCAGCAATAGACAACAACGTCAGAGCTACGCAGGCTGTATATCAGGCAGCAATAACAATCAACAACGCTTCAGCAGATCTGCTACGTATAAAACTTAAGCAAGTAAAGACCGAGGAAGAAAGAAGAGCTATTCTTCTAAAACTAAGACAGATTGAGATCCGCAATGCGGAACTTACTTTTAAGGCAACTATCGCCCAGATAAAGGCAGATAAAGAACGCCAGCAGATAGCATATAACATCGCACTGGGCAAACTAAAAGAATACGAAGCGATAGTAAAAATTGCGCAGGCGCAGGGAGTGGTAAAGCGTGAGCATTACGATGCTTTAGAAGCACAAAAATCCGCCTTGCGGATTGTGGAAAGCACGATACGCGCAACAAACACGATTGCAGCAGCACAGGAAAAGGCTGCGAGTGCGACGTTTAAGAGCGCCGTTGCCCAAGCAGACGCAAACTATCAAACACAACTCCTTGCCGCTGGAACCCAAGCCGCCGCATCCGCAGCAGGACAATACGCTGCGAATATGCAGACAGCCGCGACATCGGCGGCCAGAGCTGCCGGCGTCGTAAGGACCTTGGAGAATGTGCAGGCTGAGGTACGTACATTGGGTCAAACCAGTACACAGGTGGCTACATATACAGAAGAGGAGATGCGTAGTCAGGGAATAGGTCCGTATGCGGATGCAGTGACTAGGGCCAGGTATCAAGCAGCGAAGGCTGCCGAACGGAGAGCGGCTGCACAGTCACTACCAGCGACTACAGCTAATCCCGTAGCGGCTTTTGCTAAGGGAGGAATAATCACTAAACCAACCCTGGCTTTAATGGGTGAGGGGAACGAACCTGAATACGTAATACCCGAATCTAAAGCCGCCTCATTTGCCGTCGCATACCTGTTAGGTAATCGTGGTACATCTGCGCTTTCTCAAAGTAGTGAGTCTCCCGCTATTAACGTGACAACCGGGCCTGTTATACAGCAAGACGGACAGCGATATGTCACGCTAAGCGACATGGAAGCCGCTATGCAGAGTGTCGTTAATACGATGATGGGCAACGGTCGCACGACTGGTGGGCGACGTTTTAGCGGAGTGAACTGATGGCTAATCGCGGTCAAGCCCAATATTTACGCCTTTTTGACAACTCCGGCACGTATCTTCGCTGGCAGGCGTATTACGTCAATCAAACGATCACCTGGGATAGCCAGCAGTGGTCTTATCATCCGTTCACTGCTGATGGCTTGATCGGCGGCAACCCAGGTACTGACACTGGCGCTTCGATCTCTGTGCCAGCCACCACTGCAGCGATCACAGCATTTGAAGCTGCGTTGAATTTGAATCGGCTGTGTGAGATCAAAATGTACGAGTTCGACACACGTCTAACCCAAGCCGCACCGCAAGCAAGTCAGCTCCTGATTGGCGCTTTTGTTGGTGAGGTCATCGGCATTAGTGGATCGTTTGCCAGCCTTACCATTAAGCTTGGATCGAGTTTGGCGCCTGTAGGAGCGCAAGCGCCACCGCGCAAGTTCAGCAGCACCATGATTGGAGCGCCACTGCGGATATGAGCATCCAGATCAGCGATCCTCTGTACTTGCTGGCTTACCAGACGGGATTGCTGGCGCCCCCACTTACCGAGGGTGCAGCGCGAGGACAGTCGCAACTGGATTCCCAGCAGCGGGCAATCGTGCTTGGTGAGCCAGTCCCTATTGTTTTCGGTCGCCGCATCAACGATATTGGTGGTGTCTTCGTAAGCCCTGGCGCAACAGAAGGGCGATTTGAAAACGACGGAACAACCAACGAACTAACAGTCAATTTTGAGCTTGTCCTGAGCGAAGGTCAGCTACCTGCCCTGGAGCTTCGTGACGTTTTCCAGCGTGCGTGCCGTGTTGGTACATGGGCTCAAACATATAACCGGCGCGCTGGAACGTGGACACCAGGCAACTTCATCACAGAGGTAGCCGGAACACAGTTCTGGAACTGCCCGTATTACTGCGGCACCAGTGGCACATATCCAAACATGACGACGTTGAGTTATACCAATACTCACGCCGATGGCGATGACACTTGGAACAAACAAGTCCATTGCTTTGTGCGTGAGGGGATGCAAGTCACGCGGATTATCGACAGCGTTACAGGCAGCAGTAACAACGTCATTGACTTGGCGCTCTATTTAATTCGCCAAAGCAGCCGTTTCCCAGAGTCAATGATTGATACCGCAGCCATGCTTGCGGCAGCACAATTTACTAACACTAACGGTTTCTACTACAACGGTGAATTCAAGGACTCTACCAACCTCGAAGATTGGCTACAAACTATCAGCATTAATTTTTTGCTGCGGTTTAGAGACAAGGACGGCAAAAAAGGTTTCCGTCCACGTCTCCCCGTCAATGAAGATCACACGATCAAGACCACAACAATCAGCTGGGTTTTTGCATTTACCGAAGAGCATTTGTTACCTAATGGCTTCGAGATTGAGTACATCCCACTAAGCGAGCGTAAATCTATTTGCGCACAGATGCTCTGGCGCCAGCAGCCTGATAACGACATCGGCATCATTCGTACTACTGAAGTGCGCTTTGATGGTGAGGCAACGGATGGTCCTTATGAGCAGTACGACCTGAGCCAATTCTGCGCATCAGAAAACCACGCCGTAAAAATAGGCGCTTATATCGTCGCCAAGCGCAGATACATTACACATACTTTGCGTATTAAGGTAAAGCCAGATGCGTTCAACAGTACGTTGGCTGTAGGCGATATTGTCCGCGTCCAACTAAAACGTGAAACTGACGCATCGACCACTGGATCTCATGACTACCTGTACGAAGTAGAGCGAATCAATAAGGCTATAAGCGGCGTTGTAGAACTTGACTTAATGCACTTTCCGATTGATAGCCAAGGGCGCAGTTTAGTTGCTCAGCAAGTTGCAGCAGCAGTTGGCGCTGGTTATGTTCTTCCCACAGGCAGAAACGACTTTAATTGTGACATCGAGGGAAGAGATGAGGACGAAACACCGCTGTCGGATGTAGGAGGCAATTTACCAGATCTGCCTGATGCCGATGACTTTGATTACGACTTACCTGATAACGACGATTTTGGCAATACTGGCGGTGGCTATCCTCCCAGTGGGAATCCCAGCTCGTCAGGCGGTAATCCTGCAGATCCGTTTGATACTCCACCGCAACCTACAATCCTCGGCGCCACTGGAGCGGGCGGTGCGCCTCAAGGGGGAGACGAGCTAAGCCTTTCCGAGATCTGCCCTGGTATGCGTACCAACTGGTACATCTGTGACAACGGTGTATGTACTCCTATAACAAGTACTGAAGCTGGAACACTGATTGTTACGCCGGACTACGAAGGTAAGACTCTTTATGGCGAAGGATGCTGCCCCGACCCAAGCACTGCATCCGGTTTTGCTGAGTGTAATCCAACCGCATTTACCGAACCTGTACTTGAACCGCCGCTACCTCCGATCTATTGCCCCGGTGCATCTGATGCTGGTTCGCAAGGTACATTTAGCAGACTTGTGAACGTGGGCGAAGGTTCAGGCTCGTTCCAGTTTAGCTATCAAGCGTTTGGGGTTCCCGACCGATTTATCGTTTCTGGGGCGGCAACATTTGACACTGGTGTCACAAGTGGTGGTGCCACAGTCACTCTGACTAAGACAAGTGCTAGTCCTTGGATTACCGTTACTGTCGAGGCTCCATTAACCGGTACTCAATGGAATTATTCTGTCAGCTGTACTTCATAAGCCATGGCAACTTTTCCCTCGCTAAATCCAAACGCCCGCACCTACATCCCAGGGCAGGCACCGGCAACAGCTATCGACACCCTAAATGGCGACGAGCTTAGCGTGCGCCATACCAACACCAGCACCGGACATACCCTGCGACTTACTTTTACCGGACTAACCACAGAGCAGCATTTTGAGATCACTAGCCATTACATGCTGCACGGTCGTTACGAACCATTTGATCTACCTGCGGTTGTGCTACTCGGCTCAAACCTAAGCTTCCCAGCTGGCTACTTGTGGCTTTACACCGATAGTCCGCAAACGACTTACGAACCAGGCGTAATTACAACTACCGTAGAGCTGGAGCTGTTGCCGCCGTATTCGATATGAGTGACTTTCCTAGCGTCGCACCCAACGACCTTAACTTCGACATGGGACGCCTCAACATCACTGAGGTAGCCACGTTTGCTGGTCCTGTACGGTTTCGCCACTCGCAACGTATTAGCGGGAACAGAATCTCGCTTGAATATCGCGGGTTAAGTCAACAGCAGATCGAAACATTCCGC